AAAGGACGTTACAATACCGCATGAACTACCGTGGAGAATCTTTTTCTGGCTATAACAAGCCCAAACGCACTCCTTCCCACCCCAAAAAGTCCCATGCCGTGCTGGCTAAGTTGGGAGACAAGGTTAAGCTGATACGTTTTGGTCAGCAGGGCGTAAGCGGAGCAGGCTCTAACCCTTCCTCCGACAAAGACAAGGCGCGGCGCAAGTCTTTTAAGGCTCGCCATGCACAAAACATTGCCAAGGGCAAGATGAGCGCGGCCTATTGGGCAAACAGGGTGAAATGGTAAAGGAAAATGGCTAAAAAGAGTGGGCTGTATGCTAATATTCATGCCAAACGCAAGCGCATCAAGGGTGGTTCGGGAGAAAAGATGAGAAAGCCCGGCAGCAAGGGTGCGCCAACGGCTAAGGCTTTTGCCAAGTCTAAGAAAACAGCGCGAAAACCCAAGTAACTTGTTACTTTGACTTTTGTAACAGATGTTACTATTTTACAAATTATGGCAGCAAAAAAAACGACCTATGGGGCTTTGTTTCCTGTAGGCATACGATGGACAAATACTATGAAAGGCTTTAACGGAACGCCCAAGCCAACGAAGACTAAGCCTGCGGGCAGCAAGCGCGTTAAGCCCATGCCTGCTGGTGGTGACACCATGAAGAAAGGAAAGGGGGCCAAGTAATGCCTAAAGTCGGCGGTAAATCTTATAGCTACGATGCTAAAGGCATGGCAAAAGCCAAGGCAGCCTCACGGCGCAGTGGAAAGCCTATGACTAATACACGTAAGAAAAGCGGTGCAAGTGCTAAAGGTTTTAACGGCACTCCAAAGCCGCAGTCACGTAAGGGCCGATGAAACAAGCTGATATAGATTTTTGGCGTGGTTCGATTGAAAACACTAAGGTGTGGATGCGAGCGCGTCACAAAGTTTGGCGTAGGCTGCTCAAGGCCTACGAGTTGGACTTTGAGGTCGATGGTCTGCCCGAAGACAAGACGGTAAGAGTTAGTCGCTTTTACCCGTTGTCGCGGCAGATCATTGCCAGTATCAGCTATAACTACCCTCATGTGTTTTTTCATGTAGAAGAGCCGGGCAAGGAGTTTGCCTCGGAGATATTAGAACGAGTAGCCAACGCAGCTTTGGAGCAGATGGACACCAAGGCTGAAGTGCAACAGGTTATCTTTGATGCGTTGTTTTGTGATGTAGGGTGGCTCAAGTTCGGTTACAACCCACCGGGTGATGCCGACATGATTGCCCCCTATACTATCAACGATGCGCTTTCCAATGATTTCCCGTATGTCCACAGGGTAAACCCGTTCAATATCTTTATTGACCCTCTTACGCCCCCTCATAAGTTGTCCCATGCTCGTTACATCATCGAAAAGATGGTGGTGCCGCTGGAGTATGTGCGGCAAGATGAGCGTTTTAGTAACAGGCGGCAGATACAGCCTATTGACGAAGAAGATACGACTGATACGCTGTTAGCGGATGTCGAAGGCAGCGCAGCAAGCGAAGAAGCCGATGCGGTCAAAGATGCTAAGACCCAAGGCAAGATGACGGTGCTGTATGAGGTCCATGACCGTATGCACCGCAAGCGTATTACTTTTGCCGAGTCGGTGCGCGAGCCTATTGAAGAGATCGACCACCCGATGCTGGCGATGCGTCCTGTAACAATGCCCGATCCGTTTACAGGCGAGCCTTTGTTGACGGGAGAGTTTGAACCAGAGGGGGGCTACCTTACAAATGGCGGCTTTCCTTATTACGCATTGCAGTTCGACCAGACACAAGACTCTTTTTATGGCCAGCCGCCAATGGCTTATGCTGAAGACACGCAGAAGCTGATCGTAGAGTCCATATCGCGCCGGGCCGATCTGCTCAAGCGTTTTTCTCGCACGGTATTGGGGGCAAGACGAGAACGCGATGCCAACGCCGACATTGGAGAGACCTTAGAACAAGGTCGCGATGGCGATATTATTTGGGTAGAAGATCCAAACTCTTCATTTCGTCCAATGGATTTTGGCAACCCTCCTCCCGATCAGTTGGGGATAGAGCGGGATGCACGGGAGTATGAGGAGCAGTCGCTGAACGTAAGCCAGATGGCAATGGGAGGGGGGCCAAAGCTGACCGCTACGCAAGCGAGCTTACAGGCGAGCTTTGGTCAGTTGAACCGAGAATGGATGCAGTTGCGGGTAGCGGATTGTTACAAAACGACTGTCCATAACACGCTGCGGATGATGGCAGATGCCCGCTACACGCCCGAAGAGTTCTTAGTCAACGTAGCGCAAGACGAGATGGAACCTGTTTATGAGGCTGTAACAGCCGACATGTTACGAGTTCGGTTTAAGATCGACATCGTAGCAGGGTCTACTTCGCCCATTACTGAGCAGTTGGAGCGAGAAGATGCACTGGCGTTGTTTAACTACACGATACAACTGCCAGAAATCAACCGCACTGAAGCTATAAAGGGGCTATTGAAAGCGTTTAAAGTTAGTGACCCGGAAAAATACCTCGGTAAGCAGGCCGATGCCGACGCTATGAAGTTAGCCAGCATGGAAAACGTGGCCTATCTGATGAAGGGTGCTAACCCCAACGTAACGCCAGAAGAAAACCATCAGATCCACATGGGTATTCATAGCCAAATACAAACACTGCCAGAGTTCCAGCAGTTGCTACCTCAACAGCAGCAACAAGTCATGGCCATTGCCCAGCAGCATCTTCAGCAGCACATGCAAGCCCTGCAACAAAAGGCGCAAGGTGGTGGTGGAGGAGGTGCGGCGGCTGCGCCCAACCCCGAAGGCAGGGAAGTTCGGGAGCGGGGTGGCCAAGAGGGTAACATTGTTTCTATGGTAAGATCGCAAGCACAAGAGATGTCACAGCAGGTTCAACGTGCGCCGGGGCAAAACTAATGGTATTCCATGATTTTAGATGCGAAAAATGTAACAACTTGCAAGAAGATGTGGCATTTACTGCAATAAAAGACATAAAGCGTGAGATTGGCTGCAAAAGTTGCGATGGAACGGCAAAAATGACGTTTCGTTCGGGAAACAGCATACATCAGACTAATTCCAGCATGTATGGCAACTATCATGCGGGTTTTGGGTGTGTGGTAGAAAGTTATTCCCATAAACAGCAACTGCTAAAAAAATACAACGTAGTAGAGTCTTCGGATGCCGTAGGCGGCTCGCGCTGCCACCGGAAATCCGAAAACGACTTGAAAAAAACCAAAGTTGATGGTCCGCAATGGTCTTTTGGGGGAACACCCGCAGAAGCTATGCAGGCTGCTCAACAGCAAATGGAGGAATAAAAGACCATGTCCGAAGCAATACTGGATTTGGACTCCATATCAGCAGATGAGACAACTTCAACGGACTCTTTGGACGGTTCTGCGGATATTTCGACCACCGTAGAGCTTTTCCCCGAAGACACTCCGACTGAAACCTTTTCTGATGACAGTGGACACTCTGAGTCAGAAAGTGCCGAGACATTTGACCCGAATGCAGTAGATTGGGCCAGAGTAGACCCGAATACTGTACCGGAGCAGTATAAGCCCGTCCAAGAAGCAGTAAAGCAGCAGCAAGCCGACTATACGCGCAAGATGCAAGACTTGGCCGACCAGCGCAGGCAGCAAGAAGCGCAGCAAGCCCAGTTGACCAACATGCAGCGAGAATGGGCAGATCGGGTGCAGGCCGTTGCGCCCGCACCGCAGCAACTTGATCCGGTGCAACAGTTGCGGATGCAGTCCACGGACGAAGAAAATAAAGCAATGGACTTTATGGACTTTTATGTGGAGCAGCGGACGCAACAGAAGTTCAACGAGCTTGAAGGTCGTTATAACGCGCTTTTGCAGCGAATGGAACAAAGCGAAGCAGTTATTGGGCCTGCAACTCAACGAATGCAGCAGCGGGAACGGGCTGAAGCCGTGGAGCGCACATCATCTGCCGTAAATGAGGCTGTAGAAGCCTACGGTGAGGATGTTCGCAACCCAAAGTGGACACCGGAAATGTTGCGGTTGATGGAAAATGATCGGAATAACAACCCCCATCTTAATCCATTAACTGGCAAGCCCTACACTGTAAAAGAAGCGTATGAAAAGGCTGCGGGCGTAACCGCAGGCAACGCAGCACAGCTTCGGGCCAGCGACAAGCAAGCTCGGAGATCGTCAAAGAATGCGTTGCGAACTAATGCTTCTGTCAGTGCTTCAGAGGACGGATCGGCATTAACCGACAACGAAGTCTTGTCTCAACTACAGGGGCTGGGCTTTGAATAAGAGTAACAACTGTTACAGGAGAATTTATCGTGGCTAGTACTTCAACAACTGAGACATGGGACGCGGCATGGACCCTCACCATGAGGGCAAAGCGCAAGCGTCTTACTGACAACTTCTTCGACTCATATCCTACCTTGGAGGCTTTTCGCTCCAGTGGTGCGCTTGAGATGGAGAATGGCGGCAAAGAGATCCAGGAAGACATCCTCTATGCTGGCAACTCGGCTGAGTATTTCAGCGGGTATGATGTATTGAACACCGATGCCGTAGACGGCATTACGGCGGCTTTTTACCCGTTCCGTTACGCCAGTTGCCCCATTACCATCAACCATGTTGAGGAAATGGAAAACCGCAAGACGGATGCAGCTATGAAGTTGCTGGAAGCGAAGACGCAGCAGTCGATGCTGACTTTGCGCGACCAGATCAACACTTCGTTGTATTCGGCGCAGACGGGCAAGGCTCCATTGGGGCTACAGGACATCATTGCTGATGCGCCCGGCACCACCCCGACCACCTTGGGTGGCATCACCGTTAGTGGCAATAGCTGGTGGAAGAACAAGACCAACGATGCCAGTGGCGATACCTCGTTTGTAACCATCAGTAACACGAACTTTTACGAGGGAATGTTACGGATGAGCACGACTTGGAACGACATCAGTGAAGGCAATGAGCAGCCTACCCACATCTTTACCACGAATGACCTTTATGGCGATTTCGAGGAGATTTTTGAGGGAACGGGCTACCAGCGTTTGTCAGGCAAGGACACGCCCGGCGTTGATGGTCGCTTGCCGTCTTTCCGGGGTATTCCGGTCCAGTATGACCGCGATTGCGGTTCGGGCCGTATGTATTTTCTCAACACGAACTATCTGAAGCTGAAGATGCAGAATGGGATGAACTTTGCGAAGCCCCCGTTCCGCGAGCCAGCCAATCAGATGGCGAAGGTTGCTTTTATCATTGTTGGCCTTCAGTTGACTACCAACAATCGCCGCAGACAGGGCGTTATTCATAGCTTGACTGCGTAATAACCATCCGAGTCCCAAGCCAATGGGGCTTTAAGTCCGAGAAAAGGACAAAGGAGCAAGTTTCAAATGGGTATTCAAAATCAAAACTTTGCCGTTAATCGCATAGGCGGTTTCGGCCAGCAAGGCGTTTTTACTGAGTCCTCGACTCCGAAATACCCAGTTGGCCAGATCGTTGAGTTGTCCAACGGTAATCGTTATCGTTACGGCTACAC